TGCCGGCCCCTACACTGCGCACACGCTTGCCGAACCCGCTGACCTGCTTAAGTGCCGCCGGTTCCTGTTTCTGGATACCTTTCCGGTATCCCTCGAGGGTGTCCTGGCCGGCGCTCATGAATACCCGGGACGGTGACTTGATCCCCAGAACGCCCTTGAACCAGCCGATGGTTTTCTGGCCTGCGTTCACGATGGTGTCTTTCACCTTTTTCAGTCCGCCCAACAAGCCACCCACCAGACCGTCCATGATCATGGATCCAAAGCCGGAGAACTTGGCTGGCAGGCTCTTGAAGAAGTCCATGATGGCGCCCCAGTTCTTGTAAATCAGGTAACCGGCGCCGGCGATAGCGGCGATGATCAGACCGATGGGGTTGGCGGTAAGCGCTACTCCGATCGCTTTGATGCCAGCCGCAACGGCCGGTAAACCGCCGGCCAGGCCGACGACTGCACTGGTGGCCATGAAAATGGCCTTGCCGAAGGCGAGGATGGCCATGATGGGCTTCATGGCCAGAACCACGGCTAGGATCATCCCCAGGTTATCGAAACCGCCCACCATGGTGGCGAGGTTACTGGTGATGATGCCCAGTGTCTTTGCCGTGGATGCGGCACCGACAGCAATATCACGCAGCACCGGGATGGCATTCTTGAGCTTGGTACCGAAGTTGGAGGCGAAAGCGCTTACCTGGTCCCGGTTCTCTCGCATCCAGGAAGACAGATCGCCCATCATATCGGTGATCGCGGGCATCAGTTCGGCGCCGATGGTGTTCTTCATGCCAGCCATGCCCAGCTGTGCGTCCAGCATTGCATCCTTGAAGGCTTCCGCGTCCCGGGCGGCCTGTTCGCTGAGCACATAGCCCGTGGCTCTGGCATCGCGTCTCAGGGCCTGAAGGCCTGAACTGCCATCCTTCAGCATGTTGACCATGGCGACGCCTTCGCGCCCGAACAGCTGAGCGGCGATGGCCACTCTTTGGGACTGGTTCTCCACGGAGGAGAGCCGATCGGCCACCACCTCCAGGCTTTGTTCTGGGGTCAGCTTGGCCAGGTCTTCAGCGGACAACCCCAACTCTTCGTAGGCGTTGCTGGCAGCGCCGGTGCCTTGGGTGGCTTCGCCCATTCGCTTGATGAACCGTTCCAGACTGGAATCGAATTTCTCGGTAGACACGCCGGAGCGCTCAGCGGCGTAGCGTAGTTCCTGGAAGGGGCTGAGTGCGATGCCGATCTTGTCGCCTGTTTTCGCTACCTGGTCGCCCAGGGTGGCCGTGGAGTTCGCGATACCGAAGATGCCAGCGGCAGCACCGGCGCCAACCATGGCCGTGCGGCGGCCGAACCGGCCTACTTCACCGGTCATGTTGCTGAACTTTCCGGATATGTCGGCCTTGCCCAGCTGATCCAGATACTTCCGCTGGCGCTGGATTCGGTTGTTGGTAGCCTGCATCTGATCGGCCAGGCGCCGTTGCTCGCCGGATAGGTTGCGCACGTCCACGCCGGCATCGCTAAGCCGCTTGCGGACTTTGCCCAGCTCCTTCCGCTGGTCCTGTCCCTTGCGGGTGAATTTCTCCACCTCCTGCCGGGCCTTGTTGTACTCATTCCGAAGTTTGGCGGTGGGCTTGCTGGTTGTTCGGAGCTCGTGGCCCAGGCGGCGAACGCGCTCCTGTGATTCAGCCAGGGCCTTGGCATTCTTGCCCAGGGCATCGTCCATCCTGCGGAAGGATGAGATGTCACGCTGTGAGTTCTGCAACTGCTTCGTTTCCGCCTGGGCCTGTTTCAGCGCTCGGGCGGTACCGGTGGTGGTTGCGTCGATCTTCTTGAGGGGTTTGGTGAGCTTGTCTCTGGCGGCGAGTACCACCTGCAGGTCGAGGTTCTTGGCCATCACTCCTCCGTCGAGCTTCGCCTGCGGGCGTGTTCCCGCCACTCCATGAGTTCAGAAAGGGGCATGTCGTTCATGTCTGACGGCCGCCAATGGAAGATGGCGGCGATGTCAGCCATGGCTTCATCTACGCGGTGCGGGATTACCCCTTCAACCGCTTCGGCAGCAAAAAACCTGCGATCTCAGTACCGCAGGCGGCCAGATCGGCAGGGTCCATTTCACGAACTTCTTGTTCAGTCAGCGACGGGTTGCTGATACGCGGCAGCACCTTGGTGATGCTGTCTACGTCCATGTTGATCAGATCTGCCAGGGACAGGCCCCGCAGTTCGCCAGAGGCCGGCTTGCGCAGGGTGAGCTTGGACACCTCCTCCTGGTTGCGCTTGATCGGGGTATCCAGCTCGACGGTTGCAGTTACGGGCTTACTCATGAATCAGGGTTCCTTACAGGCCAATGTTGCGGCGGTGTTCGGCCAGGCGATCCTGGCCACGGATGCGCTCAACCATGCCGGGCACGTCGATCTCGACCACTTCCTCACCGCCGATGGTGAGCTTGTAGTAACTGAGCGTGGTGGTGACGGACAGGGTGTTGTCGCTGCCAGGCTCGGCATCGCCCATGGCAATTTCTCGGTGACGGCCACGGACCACGATTTCCACGGGCAGGGTTTCGCCGGTGTCATCGCGCTGGTAGCTGCCGGAAAAGCGCAACAGGTCGGCGTCCAGCTGGCTGGTACCAAAGTTGTCGAACAGGCCCGGGATGATGCCCGCGGGTGTCCACTGGAACTCCATCTTTTCCATGCCCTGGTCGATGTCTACCGGGGCGTTCATGCCGCCGCCACGGAACTCTTCCATCTGGCGGACCATGGGCGGCAGGGTGAGGGAGGCGATCTGGCCCTGCCAGTTATCGCCGTTGCCGAACAGGTTGAAGTGCTTCAGCTTCTTGGGAAGTGCCATTGCTCAGCTCCTTATGCGTTCACTCGGGCGGCGAAGTCGGCCAGGTACCGGTCGGTGATCCGCTGACGGAACAGCAGGTTCTCCAGCGGCGGTACCGGGGTGTAGTCGTAATCGATGTACAGCTTGCCGGCCTTCAGGGTGTCTTTGGTGTTGATCTCGGGATCCAGCCAGGCGCGTGCATCCACGATCAAGCCGAGGAGCTTCAGCTCGCGGAACTTGGCATTGATCCCTTCCAGGATGTCCTTGGCCAGTGATGGATGCATCGGTTTGTCCACGGCCCACATGTGCGCCTCAGCGATGGTGTCGGCGAGGATCTGGGCTGTGCGGGTGTAATTCTCGAAGGCGAACAGCGGATCCGAGCTGCAGGTCCGGGAACCCCAGAAGCGGAACCCGTCACGCTGGATCAGGGTAGTGACTTCGTTGGCGTTTAGCAGGCCGGCATCGGTGTTCGGGTCCTGCAGATCCCAGTGCACGTCCTTGTCGATGCCCGTTACCCCGTTTACCGCCACGTTAGAAAGCGTCTTGTGCCAGCCCACCTGCTGGTCGATCTTCGCGCGCAGGCCCATGGCGCGAGCTACAGCGGCGGCCTGTTCCACGGTTGCGGTGTTGACGTTGAACGCGGTGAAGTCCGGCCAGATCAGCATCAGTTCCCGGGCGCCAAAGCCGTTACGGTAGAGGATGGCCTCGGAGATGGTCTGGCAGTTGTGTGCGTAGGCGTATGCGAATGCCCGCAGCTGCTGGGCAATGGTGACCAGCTCAGCAGTGACGTTCTCGGTGTCGAGACCAGGAACACCCAGAATGCGGGGTTTTACGCCCAGGTTCTGCTCGGCGGCCAGCAGTGCCTTCATGCCCGTTTTCTTGCCCTGGGCATTGGTAGTGCCGATCACGTTGGCTTCGGTGTCTTGCTCGGTCTCGCCCTCAGCAACCCGAACGACAACCATGACAGGTGAGGTTTGGTCACCGATCGCATCCAGTGCCTTGGGCAGGGTTCCGGTGGTACCGGCATTGCCGATCGCTTCGTCAATTCGGGTGACCAGAACCGGGGTATTCAGCGGGAAGGGCTCGTTCTCGCCACCGGCCAGTGTGGTGAAGTCCACGGCATTGACCAGGCCGGAACCATCGTTGCCGGCATCGTTGGCGGCAGTGACCAGGGCAGAGGCCTCAGCGCTACCGTTGATAGCGGTAACCACCTGGCTGGCGGTACTGGTGATCTCGCCGGAGGCATCGGTGGCCAGGGTTACAGTGATATCGTTGCCGCTGACACTCACTGCCAACGCTTCGGAATTCGCCGCTGGATCAACGTAGCGGACGCGGATCTGGTTGCCGGCGGTACCTACGGCCACCGCAGTGATCAGTACGTCAGCATTGTTGGCAATGGCCGGGACAACGGCTTCAGCCGCCACGCCAGGCAGAGCTTCGGGGGCTGTCGCTACCAGGCCGATAACGGCGGTGGAAACAGTGCGAATGGTACGGGTGCCTTCGTTAACCTCAAGCACCCGGACGCCGTGGTGGTATTGGTCGGGCATGACGCCTCCTGGTCTGGTTTTCCCGGGGTATAGGTGCCATGATGACCTCTATCAAGCTGACTGCCACTTAGGTATGTTGTCTGAATTACTGACACAAAATGCCGCTTAAAATCTGCGCAAATCCCGCTTTCCCAAGCTGTTGTCTTGCTAGACAAATGCCAGACCACTGGGATTTTGACTAATATGAAGCCTAAATTTTTAGTAAAGTGAAACCATTAATAGAGCCTTGTAATTACTATGGGCCCAAGCGTGGGTAACATTAATTTATGATGAAAAAGCAGCTTATTATTTCGTTTTTTTCCCTCACTTTGATTGCATGTGGTGCCGATGAAAATATTGTCGAATCGTCTGATTCCATAATCGAAAAGCCAGAGCCAGAGCCAGAGCCAGAGCCAGAGCCAGAGCCAGAGCCAGAGCCAGAGCCAGAGCCCGATTCTCCGTTAATTCAGGTTACCGATACTATTCAATACACGCCTGTAACCAAGTATTCCTACTTCTCACCTGGAGTTGGCACGGTCGGCATTTCGTACGGTCAGGATGAAATTTTCCACTATGGAGAGGACTTCCCGAGCGATATCGTTGTAATGGCTCAGTTTGCGCCTATGGTCATGTATTTCGATAGGTCTGGGGATCTAAAGTGGACCGTTCGATCTAACGGTAGAAGTATATCTATCGATGGCAACCGAATATTCTTTATGAGGTTTAACGAACCTAAGGTTATTGATGTTGCAGATCTCGACGGAAATCTTGTGGACAGCATTGTTTTTGAATCAGGTGTTGCCTTTCTCGATATCGTTAATGACAAGGCAATCATTGGCTATGCCGCCAAAAATAAGCCGATCGAGGTATATTCTTGGAATGGAACGCTGGGAGATCTTCTTTACAGAACAGTCGAAGGTGTTAGCTACCCCCGAGGTGCAGACATTAATTGGCCATACCTTGCACTTACCGACACGTTTGGTCATCGGGTTCAAGTTTGGGATATGGAAACTGGCGAGAAGGTTATGGAAGAATCGTTCTTCTACCCTAATGATGTTGATTGGCAGTCTGGTGACCTTTTTGTTACTGAGGAACACATGAACAGAGTCGTTCGGCTAGATATTGACACTGGGGAAAGACGCACTGTCTTTGCGCCTCCCTACGACATTTTTTGGAATGAGCATGACTGGAATAATGTCAGCGACGATGAGCGTATTGGAGAGTCTGGCGAAACTCCACGTTCTGTGGCATCTGATGGTATTTCGGGAATTGATACCTTGTATGCACCAAATGCTATTGATTTTAAGGAGAATTTAATGGTTGTAGCCGATACAGATAATGCCAGGGTGGTCATTATTAACGGCGGGGTGGTCGGAGCCTTGACAGGAATAAACAATCCTGTCGATGTTGTGTTGGTTAAATAGTGATTGAATGCCTATGCCCTTCTCCCGTTACGTGAAGGGCATTGATTTAACATCCTACCTAATTATAAATATTGAATTGGCTACGTTCTTACATTGATCTCCTCACACTCCACTTCTAACGACCTGGATTACTGGCGGAAAAATCTGAAAATTGTTATTGATCGATTTTCGAATATGACTCATGGCTCTATCCATCCATAGCATTGAAGTTGCCGGCCAGTTACCAGCCCTGCTAAATCGCCGCCCGAGGTAATCCAAAGGCTTTGTTTTCGGGCAAACGGCAGAATTACAGGCTGATGAGAAGGAGTCATAGAAAGGCTTCCGTACTTCATTTCTTCCACTGTCATGAGAGCATGGCCGCTGCTGTCGTTGTCAACGATATGGTTGACTTTCCCCGTACCAGTCGAATTTACCACGTATCGGAGTTTTGCGATGTATGCGGTAGCAAGTGGCGAGATCATGCATCTTACGCTGACCTCGGTTTTAGGGATGGCTCCGGATTCTGCGAGGCCTGGTATTTGAAAGTGCAGGGCCGCGACGTGGTATCCGGTGTCTGCCCTGTTACGTGGTGAGTTGGTGTCTAGATACCAACTTCCAAGGTAGCAGTAGTCGGAAAACTCCGGCGGCGCCACTAGCACAAAATCTCCAGGACTAACACCAGAAGCATCCGATAAAGTAATCGATCCCGCTGTATTTGAAGTGACTGTTGTTGTTCTGCCTGACCATTTGCCGTTCTCTTGAATAATCAGTGCGTCCGCCCCGACCATCACATCAATGGCCATGTCATAGGATGTTTGAACGTGATCCTCACCCGTTGTTTCTTTTCCTTCACCTAAGGTTATTTCGTTTCCGGTTACACTGAATGCCCGAAAAAAAGGCAGGTTAACGAAACTTGCTGTCGTGTCTGATTCATTGGCACCGGCAAATACTGCGTACCAGTTCTCCATTTTTCGAGTAGTGAGGATAGAGAGATCGGAATTATCGTTAACTGATATGCTGCCATTTACCCCCGTTGCAATAGCTCTACCGCTGGGTTTTCGGTAAGACCCATGGAATCGAAACCCCGACAATACTAACGATTCTGGAACAAAAACTTTAACCGAGTTACTGGTATCGTAGTCAATAATAGAGCGGCTTTGCAGAACAAGAGCGGGACTTTCTACGGTACGAAAACCGAAATTAAACTCTCTGTTACTGGCAACTATTTTGCCATTGTAGAACTTTGCTGCAGGAGCGAATGCACCTGCATAGGTGTAACTATTACCGTTCAAATTCACGGCGATACCGGGCTTGTTTACCTCTTCAATTTGCTCGGATTGGTCTGTTCCGTCAGCAACAGCGCCGTACCATTCGGGGTTCAATGGATATTTCTCGATTCGCTCTGCATAATTTCCGTTAGCTAAAGGAATATAAATTCCTTTATGAGGATCAATTGGCGGCACTCCCGACTTTATGAAGAAAATACCACTTCTACCGGATTGAGTAAGACGGATAGACTCCCCCTCATTAAGTGGTAAAGCCTGCATGTCATCTACGTTGCCTACGTATCTCAAGCGCTCATTGATCTCTTGTTCAACTTGCTCCGCATGAACCGCCAAAATTTCTTGTGCGTACTGACGTGTGGCCAATACTAATGAGGGGTCCACCTTAAGAGTTACCGCAGCGGTGTCCGAGACGATTGAGGCCATTCGCACCACCTGAACTCTCCCACTGCCCTCTGTCAGCTGAGGTTTATATGTCGGCGGAGTATTGCATACAAATATAAGGTCACCATCCTCATCAAAGAGTCCCATTTCACGGATCCACCATCCGCCCGCTGATTCTGGAATGATTTGTTCTGCGATCAGGGCGTTCGAGTTATTCGGATCTACGGCGAAGGAATTCAAAGGTGCCCGTCGACGTTCAGACACCAGCGTAGTGGCTTCAGGGTTTGGCAAAGGCGTTCCACGTGCGCCCTCACCCTCACCATCCCCGACTGCGAGTTCAGTGATGGCAAGCGGAATTCCTAAAGCCAATGCGTTCGCCATTTTGGCTTCGCCAATGTTCGTGGGGATAACGTAATAATCAGCCATGGTTAACGCTCACTGTATCGATTATGTATTGTCCGGTTCCGATGTGGTTGTTTCCGCTCACTTCCAGTGGGCCGGGAGGTAATGGGTAAACCGTTAGTTCATCGCCAGAATATTCCTGGGCACCAATGTGCACTTTGCCGCCGACGTTGAGCTTTATTGCCAAACCAACCAGATGACGACTTACAGGCTTTGCATCAGCGATCAGTCGCTCCATCTCTTCGAAGGTGGACTCTGTGATGCCTTCATCTTCGAGGCTGATGTCCATGGCAAAAGTGCCGGGCTCGCCCTCGGGATCCATCTGCCACCATTCGCTGATATTCAGCACGAAACCGAAGGGCTCAATGACTCTTCGAAGGGCGCTGATAGTTCCCTTCTTTTTGTGAAGGTAAAAGCTGGACGCGATAACCTCGCGCTTTGCCTCTTCGGTCCAGGCCGGGTCCCATCGGTCCACGCTGAATGCCCATGCCAAATACGGTAGGAAACTGGCTGGACAGGTTTGTGGATTCCATAGGGTGCGTAGCGGAACCGGTACGCGTTGGATTTCTGCCAGAGCCTCAGCCGCCGCTCGCTCCAATCGCGTGGCGTTGCTGGGTAGCAGCGGCGTGCGGTCCTCACTCATCGGAACCACCAATCACAACGCTGAGGTTGGTGCAGTTGGCCGCTTCGGTTTCGTCCAGGACCACGTCCGCCACTGGTGAGGCGAGCTCTACTCGCTGCACACCTTCAACGTGCAGTGCTGCGTGTAGGGCAGAGATGCGTATGTCCCTGCCAATACGGCGCTGTGCGCTGATGTACTTTTCCAGTGAGTCCTGAGCGGCTTGCAGGATGGGTTCCTGTTCCGGGCCCGGGTAAACGTAAAGTGTGGCGTCTACCTGGTAGTTAACGATGGTGGCTGACTGAACGGTCAGGCGATCGCCAACCGGGCGAATGTCTTCAGCAGACAAAGCAGCGTCGACGTTGTCGATGATCTCTTGGCTAGCGGTACCATCCCCCTCGGTGGATAGCAGGGTGACTTCGACATAAGCCGGCGTTGGGCTTATTGCCCTGGCATCGGAAACTCGGCCATCGGCAGACAGGGCATGGAATTCGTAAGCCTTCGTCGGACCAGCAACGCTAAGGCCTTCCCATGACTGCTGCGATCGCAGCCGCAGGCTTTCGTTGGATTCGTAGGTTGGTGGTACCGGCGGTATGGCGTTCGGATCGCCGGGATCAACCATCAGGCGTTCGGTTTCGAAGTTGGAAACCAGGTTGTCCAGGTCTTCGTCCTCAGCAAAGGCCAGCATGTTGGCCACTGCCGCTTCGTTTACCCGCTTACGCCATACCAGCTCCCGATAGGCATTCTCCTGCAACTGAATGGTGAGTGGTTCGGATTCCAGGGCGAGCGTTTCCTCGACCTCCTGGCGCCGATCTTCAGGTACCAGGGAAAGCAGTTTCTGTCTCCGTTGTTCCAGGATGGTTTCGTAATCCAGCTCCTCGATGACATTAGGCTTGGGAAGTCTGGACAGATCAATGGGGCCGCTCACTGGGCACCTCCTAACGGCACGCGGATCTGATCGGATTCACCGGTGTCAGTCCTGGTCAGTGAAATCTCAAGGGTAAAGCGGCCGTCTTCACCCATAGTGCGGTTGACGTTGCCAACGCGAACCCGTGGTTCCCACTGTTGAATGGCAACAACGGCCGCACTGTAAAGCCTGAGCACGGTGGCACGATTCAGGGGCTGATCAATCAGTTCAGGGATCAACGAACCGAAATCCCGGCGCATAACGCGGGATCCCAGCGGCGTTGCCAGGATCGTCGCGATGCTCTGGCTGATGTGTGATTTTCCGGTGAGGTATCGACCGGTGGCTGCGTTCATGCCCATCATTCGACCTTGTAGGTGCCAGCGCTTGAGCCTCCAGTTACCGGCACCTGCGCGTTCGCTTTAATCTCATCCACAACGGCGTTGGAAATCGCTTCTGCCATGCGTTCCACCCAGCTGTACTGGCCTGTTTCCTTGGCACCCTGGGCTTTCATCTCGTTGACGATCCGGGTTTTCAGTTGGGTTTTGCTCAGGGCCATGACTATTTCCCCGCGGTAACCGTGCTGGAGCCATCACCGTGCGGCAGACCGGTGAAGTGGCACACATGACCAGTGGTAACAACCGGGTTTCCGTCGTTGTGGTGGATCATCTCAGCGTTAACCTTGCAGATCCCGGCCACGGCGGTCGTGGCGTTGCCACCCACGTTGATGGTGGCGTTGCCGGTGATGTTGACGTTCACTTTGCCCGGGAAACTCGCCACCAGCTCTTTCTTCACGTGGTCGTAGGTGATGCTGGCGCCGTCCGGATACACGCGCTTGTGCTCATCGGCGCTTTGTGAAGGCGCGTTCTGGCGATAGAGGCCTGTTACGATGATGGCCTGGGCCAGGTCGCCTGAAGGGGACAACAGAACCACCTGTTCACCAACGGTGGGCGGATCCCATTCGAGACTGGTACCGGTTCTTGCTGAGACCCAGGGTTGCCAGCCAGTCAGGTTGTCGCCGGCCTGTACTCGAGCTCGCGCGCGCGAGACATCGACCTCGGCCACTTGGCCGATTCGGACGATGTTGTTGATCAGGCGGAAGGCTTCAGCGAGTGTGTTCATGAGGCCAGTTTGTATTCTGGGCCTCCACAATAAGAAGGGCTTGAGGTTGTGTCAGGAGGCTGAACAAAACCCCGGATCAGAGCTGAATGTGCTCGAGCACTCTGTCGGCAATGAGCTCCAGGTCGCCACGGCCGAAGCCGATCAGTGGGCGTGCAGGGTAGTCGTAGACTGGCCCGTTTTTGTCGACCTTGGCACGCAAGCCGTAGTGGTGGATGGCGGCGATTCGGGCGGATACACCGGTGAACGCCAGGCCGGCTGAGTCCGGGCTGGTGCGGATCTTCAGGTATTTGGCGGTGCGCAGCTTGGTGAACATGGCCTTTTTCCGGATCTGGCCACGCTTGCCCCGGAGTTTCCGTTTCTTCCTGGGCTCCCAGCTCTGACCGTCCGGACCCTGCTGGGCCTTGATTCGCTCCTGGTTCTCTTTCCGCAGATCGCGGGAGATGGTCTTCATCAGCTTCCGGCGTTCAGCGGGTTCCATCTTGCGCAGCAGCGGCTCCACCCAGCCGGCCAGGGCGTCGACGTCATCAGTCATCGGATTCTACCGGTTCGTTGAAGCCATGCAGATCCACGATGATCTGCCACTCGGCGTCCGGGTTCATCGCCATTTCCGGCTCCGGCAGGACATGTTCTGTCTGGAAGCCAGTTTCCAACGCGGTCACGATCACCCTCTCGGTTACGTTTACGGTGATGCTGATGTCGTAGCTGTTGTTGTTCAGCAGCTCGGCCTCAAAGCTGATAGAGCGCTGCGGATCTGTGCCGGGCTCCCGGTAGGACAGCCAGGAGAGGATAGGCAGCACCAGGTTGTCCATGTCGCCGCTGTAGTCGGTGACGATGATCCGGATCGGCAGGGTGTACATGTGGCTGAGGTTCGGGCCCTGCCAGAACTCGATGTTGCCGTCTTCGATGAAGCTCAGGAGCTTGTCCGGGTTTCGCTTGAGATCCGGAACGTTGGCCAGGATGTGGTTTCGGAGATCGGCGAGCTTTTTCATGAGGACTCCTCGGAATTCATCTTCCTGGCTTTCTGTTCGCAACTATCGACCTCGTCCTGGATCTCAGCCATGCGGTCATTCTGGATGGTTAGCTTCGTGCTGTACCGGTCAATCAGATCCAGCAGGTCGCCGTTCTGATTCATCCAGTGCCGGCCCGGGTGGCGCTCCTGAGTCGCCAGTGCCTTTACGTTCCCGCACACCAGGTATTCCGTGGTCTGGATGTACTGGACCTTTCCGGAGCAGGCGGACAACAACATCAGGCAGCTCAGTGCGAGCCCAGTTACGATAGGCTTCATTCTCTTTCTCCAGTTGTGCCCGGGCGGCCCGCTCAGATTCCAGGGCAGCCTCCAGGTTGGACTCGTTCGAACGGATGCGCTCAAGGCGTCCGGCCAGGCGATCGCGGGCCTGTGTCATTTCAGTGAGGCGGGCTTTCGTCTCGGTCGCTTCCTGCTCCTGCAGGCTCAGCGCCTCGGCGGTGGAGGCCAGCTTTGCGCTGGTCTCCATGTTTCGCTCGATGCTGTACCAAAGCGCCCCGCAGAGTGCGAGAACGACCAGGCCGATAACCAGGTAAACCTTCATTCCTGCCGCCTCCCGCTGTTGACATAAAAACCGAACCAGGCTGCGGCGCCGGTCCAGATCACGCTGGCGTATAGTTGCTGTGGCGTGGTCGGGTCAGCCAGCGCGGTGTACCACTGGTGGGTGTCGAAGCAGAGCCAGCCATAGAGAAGCACCAGAACACGGGGCACCACCCGCCAGGCGTCGAGCTGCTCTGGTGTCAGTTTCATGAAATCCGCCCCACGGCCCGGAACCGCTCGTAGGCGGTCGCCATCCGGGTGTCGTACTGGTTTCTGGCATAGGCCGGTCCGTTGTAGCGCTCCGCGAAGGCTGGCCAGTTGCGATCCTTCAATGCCTGGTGCAGTGCTGCGTCCTTTTTGATGAAACGGACGAAAGCCTCCAGCTGCTCACCTTCGCTTCGGTGCATGGCCTCTGAAAACACAGCAGCCGAGGCGTAGCCCAAGTGCTGCCAGTGGAAGCCCATGATCTGGAATAGGCCC